GCTCCTTCTGCATTCTAATTTTTTATATACATGGAGGCTTCGGCCTCCTTTTTTTTTATTTGTTAATATGACAACTCCCACAACAATAGATACCGAGACAGAACTCTCCGCTGTAAATACAATACTGGGAGCTATCGGTCAATCTCCAGTAACAACGCTAGGAACAATAACTACAAACGTAACTAATACAGCCTCAGAAGTTGCAAACACTTTTGAGAATCCAGAGATAGCACTTATATATCAGATATTAAAAGAATGTAATAGTGATATACAGAATGAAGGTTGGTCTTTTAACAGAGAAGATCACGTTAAATTTAGCCCAGATGCAACAACAAAACATATCACAATACCAACAAATGTTTTGCGTTTAGATTCAGAAAATCCAGAAGATAAAACTATAGATCCTATAAGACGTAACGGAAAACTATATGACAAGGTAAATCATACCTTTGAATTTGATAACGATATTTTATTAAATGTTGTTTACTTTTTTGAGTATGAGGATTTACCTTCAATATTTAAAAGATACATAACTTATAAAGCAGCTGGCAGAGCAGCAACACAGATGATTACTAACACACAGTTAGTGCAACTTATAGCTACTCAAGAACAGATGGCTAGAGCGTCATGTATGGAATACGAATGTAATCAAGGCGATTACAACATGCTTGGTTTTCCTCATAACACAAACTATTCAACCTATAAACCTTTTAGAGGATTACAGAGATAATGGCAACAGTAACTCAACAAGTACCAAACTATGTATTAGGAATATCAGAACAGCCAGACGAATTAAAATTACCTGGACAAGTTAAAGACTTGGTGAATGCCATACCAGATGTAACTTTAGGCTGTATTAAAAGACCTGGTAGTAAACTAATAAAAAAAATAACTCCAAATAGTGGAACCTTAAGTTGGTTTCATATATACACTGACGAAGATAATCAATATATTGGATGCGTTAATACATCAGGTCAACTACAAATATGGAGAACTAGGGATGGTTTTTCTTACCATGATAATAATGGTCAGGGCACAAACCTAATTGATTATTCCAACGTAACAGGAACTAATGCAGCTACATATCTAACTGGTTGGACTGATGAAACTGAAATACAAGCACTGACATTAAACGAACAAACATTCTTTACTAATAGAACTAAAACGACTGCTATGTTGTCAGGAGCTTCCGAGAAGTCTCCCGCATTAGTTAATGAAGCAATTATTGAATTAAAAACAATATCTTATGGTAAGCAATATGCCTTAAATATTTATAATCCAACTAATCCAGGTACACCAATAACAGAAACACGAGCAACCTCTATTGCAGCAAGAAAAAACTTTTCTGAATCAAGTGGTGCTAATGATGGTTCATGTCAAGCTATGGGTAGAGAAGTTATAAATGCAACTAGCAGCGGTAAAAAGAATTTAAGATATGAAATAGATGTTAGATGTACACCCGTAGTTGATCCAGCAAATATTGGTGGCAGCTCAAGTGGTCCTCAATATAATGATTCTTATCAACCATTTGCAAAACTACAATTTGGTGGAGAAGGTTGGGTAACGGGTAATACACATAATTACACTACAGAAAAAAATGGTAGTGGAACTATAGAAATTAAATCACACGTAACCATAAAAAGTTCTGCAAATATTGCAGCGGTTCGTCCAGCTGCTACTTCATCTAGTGCTGATGAAGCAGTTACAGCTGCTGGAATATTAGGTGACATGAAAACATCATTAGATGCAATTTCTGGAACTGGAATTACTGCAACTATTACTGGTAACTGTTTACATCTACAACGCAGTACACCTTTTGCTGTAAGTACTCCAGAACCACAGTTGATGAATATTATCACTAATGAAGCAAATACAATAGCTGAGTTACCTTCTAATTGCAGACATAATTATGTAGTGAAGATTGTTAATAGTGGTGATGATGATGATGACTTTTTTCTAAAATTCAAACAATCTAACGCTGGAACTAGTGGTAACTTTTTTGGTGAAGGTGTATGGGAAGAATGTCCAGCACCTGGTATCGAAATAGAAATAGATAAAACTACTATGCCTATTAAGATTGTTAGAGAGTTACCAGGTAATGTATATCCACAAGGAAGATTTCTAGTAGAGGAAATAGATTACACAAAGCGTGATGTGGGAGATGACAACACAAACCCAGTGCCTAGTTTTATAGGAAGCACTTTAGAAAAGATGCTGTTCTTTAGAAATAGATTGGTTGTGCTTAGTAAAGGTAATGTAATTCTTTCTAAAACTAACGATTTTTTTAATTTTTTTAGTACTACAGCTATGTCAGAATCGACTGCTGATCCTATAGATATACAAGCTAGTTCTACTTTTCCAACTACTCTGCATGATGGAATAGAAGTTAACTCAGGATTATTAATATTTAGTTCTAATCAACAGTTTATGTTGACGACAGATAGTGATGCTCTAACACCTTCTACAGCTAAAATAAATTTTCTTTGTGCTTATAACTACAACCCTAAAACTGTACCTTTTTCTTTAGGAACAACTTCAGGTTTTATAAACAGCACAGGAAAAAATTCAAGAATCTTTGAAATGGCAGATATAAGGCGTGAGGGTGAGCCAACTGTTCTAGAACAAAGTAAACTTGTTTCTAAAAAATTACCTATTAATATCAATAAACCAACTACATCTAAAGAAAATAGTCTTTTACTTTTAGGATCTAAATACTATGGAACTGACTTTCCAACTAACGAAGTCTGGGGATTTAGATTTTATAATAATGGAGAAAAAAGAGTACAGTCAGCCTGGTTTAGATGGTTATTGTCAGGTAGTTTAGTTCACCATGTCATTCTAGATGATGTTTATTATGCAGTTGTTTATAGTGGAGGAGAATTTATATTAGAAGCTTTTGATGTAAAAAAACAAGATGATACAACAACAATAGGTGAAGAGCGTTATCCTATCCATTTAGATAGACATACTCAAATGTCCGCTCTTGCAGCTGGAGCTTATAATAAAACAACAAATTTAACTACATTTGCCAGACCAACAGGTTTTGGAAGCCTGGGACCACTAGCTGTCTATGACAATAATTCTGGAGACAATATTGGTAGATATGCTTTAGCTAATCCAGAAGGAATTACTAACAATTTAGTAGTAGAGGGAGATTGGACAGGTCAGACATTTATGCTTGGTTATTTATATGACTGGTCATTAGAATTGCCTACAATATTTGTTACTAAAGCAGCTGGAGAAAAAACAAGATCAGATACTAGATCATCATTAATCATACATAGACTACATTTTGCTTTTGGAGAAATAGGAAATATTGATACAGTGATAAAAAGAAAAGGAAGAGTTGATTATACAACTAACTTTAATGCTGCTGAAATAGATTCTATTAAGGCAAACGAGTTACCAGTAGTAGAAGAATTTATACAAACAATACCGATATACGAAAGAAATACAAACCTAGATATACAAATTAAATCTACACACCCTTCACCAGCAACATTATTTTCTATGAACTGGGAAGGTGATTTCAACCCACGATATTATAGACGTGTCTAAAGTAACTATCCATCCAGCTACAAAAGCAGTAGCTTTAGATGTTGCACAAAACTTACGTTCAGACGATTATAGAGAATTAGTAGAGGGTCATGGATTAACACCTGTTGTCCATGTTCCTCTTTTTTTAAATTCTGGCGACAATATTTATTTCACTATGCCAAACGGCAAGACTGCTGGATTGGCTGGCGTATATCCAGACGGACGTATCTGGATGATATGTACAGATGTTATTCATGACTATCCTTATGCATTTTCTAGAAATGCTAAACGATGGTTAGATAAACGTACTGAACCTTTGTTGTGGAATATATGCGATAAACGCAACACAACACACCTAAAACTTTTAAAGTTTTTGGGCTTTAAATTTCTTCGTGAAGTTTTTCATGGTCCAAACTTATTACCATTTATCGAATTTTGTAAAATACCATGTGTTCAGGAATAGGAGGAGGAGGCGGAATGTCTCCTGGAATGGGTGCTGGTCTCGGATTTGGTTTAGATGTTCTTGGAGCATTTGGACAATACGGAGAGCAACGAAGACAAACTAGAGAAGCAAACAGATCAATAGCACTACAAAATCAATTAGCTATTAATACTTACAATACAAAGAACCGTAATGAAGAAAATATATGGCGTAACAGTAAAATAGATAGTGATATTGAAGTTGATAATAAGTGGCGTGAAACACAAGATGCATTAGCTGAAGCACAGTTTAAAGCTAGACAAGCTGCTGGTGAAGCTGCTATTTCACAACAACGTATTCTTGCTAAAATGTTAAGTGCTGGCGGTAGAGAGCAATCAGGTAGAAGATCAGGTAGAAAAGGTATTGCAGAGTTAGGAGCACAACTAGCTGCTGCTGGAGCACAAGCTGCATTTGCTAAAGAAAGCGAACTTTTATTTAGAGATAAAGCTGGTAGAAATATGGCTGCATTTGCTCAAGGTAAATACGTAGAGTATGTAACTGGTAGACCTAGTCCTGAAGCACCACCATTACTACAAGAATTTAAACAAGGTCCAAGTTTCTTTAATACAGCATTATCTATTGCAAGTTCTGGTTTAAATAGATATCAACAATATCAGGATACTAAAGCTCCACAAGTTACTCAAAGTGGTGACTCTTACAACCCGTTCGTACCACCACAGCAACAACAACAACAACCAGCACAACAGATGTCTATGGGAGGAGCATATAACACCTTTGATGTACCTCAATTTAGTAACCCTATTTCATTTAGAGATTCAGGTTTACAAAATGAATTAGATGATTATTTCCAGGAGACTAGACAAAATGGTGCTAATGATTTGAATTTCAGTATACAATCATCATTCTTATAAATTATGTCATACAAAGAAGTACTAAGAGGACTGACTGCTGGTGAACAGAATAACGCTAATAGATTTAGACAATTTGAATCTATACGTTTAGCTGAAGACCGAGAAAGAGGTCGTGAAAGATTAAAAGCTATTTCTCAATTTTCTACAAGTCTTGATGGCTTTATTAAAAATACAGTAGATAAACAAATTGAAGAAGATAAATTAAAAGGTAAGCTTGCAGCTATTGAACAGGACATGGAGTCTCGTGAAGTTACAGGTCAAGCAAACATACCTCAAGAAGATTTTGACGATTACTTTGCAAACAAAGAAACACTACTTGATAGTAAAAAACAATTAAATACTGTAGCTAATAATGTTTTAGAAGAAGGTGGAACTTTTCAAGAAGCTGATGAAATAAGTAATTTATCTGGTTGGGCACTATATAGTTTTGTACAACAAAAATCTAAAATTGCAGCTGATGGTTACGAAGATTGGTTGAAAGGGGAGATGCAAAATAATGACAGCATTGAACTAGAAGCTAACGGTACGACATTTACACCTTCCACTGCTGAAACATTAGAACAAAGAAATATTGCATTAAAAGCTTTAAGAAGACAATACCTAATAGAACAAAATCTCACTGATGTAAACAGAGCATTATTAGATGATAAAGAGGTTGGATTTTACGATAAAGTTCAAAGTGCTCATAGCACAATAATGAAGGGTTATGAGAAAGATGATGCTATAGAAAAAAGCTTTACTATTAGAACAAATGCAATAAATGAATTTGTAATTGATAAAGATTTTGAATCATTATTAGGAACTATAAAAAGAACTGTTGATGATAAAGGTAATAATTACAATAGAAAAGAAGCTTTAGACGAAACTTTTGAAATTTTAAAAAGTTTAGCTAAAACAGGGCAATTAACTCTTGAGGATTTAGAAGCAATACAAGATCAAGAGATTGAAATAGATGGTAAACCATACAAAGTAGGTAGATGGAAAACAAGATGGTTAGAGTTAGCTGACGAATTACAAAAAGCAGCAAGTGCTAAAGCTAAAGCAGATTTACAAGAATTAGAGGCAGCTGAAAAGATTATTGAAGTTGAGTGGCGTAAGAAAGTAAAAGAAGGTCTTATAGATAATGATACAAAAGCTGAATTTATAACTAGATGGACAAAAGAAACAGGAAACGAAAATCCACCAGAGTGGATGAGTGATTTTTTAACTGCTGAAGATAATGATGATGTTGCTTTATTGGAAGAACATCTTGGAGATGATGCAAGAGGTTATTTACTTGAGTCTGATTTATATGGAATGTCTCAAGCTGTGAAAGATCAATATAAAGATAAAGTCAAATCAGATCAAGATGTATTAAAAGAAAATGCATTTAAAGATAAAGCAGACCGTGCAATGAAAACACGTATTAGAC